TCACGATGCCCTTGGCCGCCGTCGTCGCGGTGGGCGGCGTGTAGTTGCCTGCCTTAGCCGTGGTTGCCGTGGTGCCGAGCGCGAGGTTCGACGTTCCTGCGCCGATAGCCGTGCGGGCCGCCGCCTGGTCTGCCCCGGCCGCAATGACCGCGGGCTTGCCGGTGATGTCGGCCCAGGCGACCGCCGCTGCACCAGAGTCAGCGCCGTAGAGGTCGATGGGAATGGAGCCAGCGGGCGCAGCGCTCTCAGCGCCGCTCGTCTTGACGACGTAGGGGATGGGGTTTGCCATGATTCTTGCCTTTCGTTACGAGGTATGGTACACGAAACCCCCGGAGCATCCTGTGCTTGCCGGGGGTCTCGTGGTCATTGCTTACGGGTTGGTCGCCGCTCCGGTACCATCCGAGAAGACCGCGAACTGGGGGTTCCAGCCGAGTCCACCCTCGATGATACGGCCACGGAATGCCGCCGTGTCAGTCTCGAAGTCACCCTCGAACGGGCCGACCGAGCCACCACCGAGGTAGTTGCCAGTCGCGTTCTCCAGGCGAAGCTCCGGACCGATGTGGCCGACGAGCTGACCCAGGCGGTAGAACTTGTCCTGACCGCGGATCGCACCCTTGGCCGGGATGAGCGCCCACTGCGAGCCGGTCAGGTAGTCCGTCTCGATGACGCTGGCGATCTTGTTGAGGGGGTTGTACCCGCTCACGCCGAGGATCTGCGTCTGGAGGCCGTTGGTCTGCTCCAGGCCGTTGAGGCTGATCGTGTTGATCAGGAACTCAGCGTCCGAACCCGCGCCCGTGGGGACGATCAGGTTGTACTTGGTGACCTTGACCTTGCGGCCGTTCACCTCGCGGAGAGCTGCCTGACGGAGCGCCACAGCCAGAGCCGCACGCGAGAGGGCGGAGTCGGTCGTGACCGTCTCGCCAATCAGCGTCTCGCCAGTGACCAGGTGGTTGCTGGAGATGTCGATGAACTCGACCAGGCCCTGCCATGCGTCGTACTCTTCCGCTTCCAGAAGGGTCTCGTTGATCAGGCGCGGGATCATCGGAACGATGCCAGCGACGTCGCGGATGATCTCCTCGAACGTCAGGTCGTAACGGCCACCGCGCTTGTGGATGTTGCCAGCCGCGTTGCGCTCGCCCTTGAAGACGAAGTGCGGGTACGGGCTGCCCTCAGGCACCAGCGGGGGAACGTGTCCCGGCTTGTTCGGCTCGGTCTGCGGGCGGGCGAAGCCGTCCACGACGGGCTTGATCGAGTAGGAGACGGGCGTCTCGAACGAGGTGACCCGCTCGGTCTCGATGGCTGCATCCCACGTACGGGTTGCGGCTTCCCACTCGTTCTGAACCTGGAAGGCCGAGAGCTGCGCGAACGCGAAGATGAAGTCGTCACCCGTGGTGTGGATGGCCTCACCGCGGACTGCTCCGAGGTGCTTCTTGAACTCGACGACCGCCTGGTTGTCGTTCTCGCGAACGCCAGCGATGATACGGTCAGCCTCGGCCAGCTTCGCGTCGTTGATGCGCTTGTTGTAGACCGGGAGCGCGCCGTCCTTGGTGACGGTTTCGAGAAGGGTCTTAGCCACGGTTGATTCCAATCGTCACGGCAGTGTCGGTGGCCGACTCAGTGCCTCGGAAGAACTCGACAGTACCGTACTTGGTGTTGCCGGTTGCGGTGAGCGTGAGCGCACCCGCGGAAGTGATGTAGACGGGCTTGCCGTACGTGGCGTCCGCGAGGGTAGCGCCAGCGACGTCGAGGCCGTAGGTCCCCGTGAAGGTGACGGTCGCGTAGTCGTCGGCCGGGAGGCTCTGACCGCCGATGCCACCAGCGATGACGATGGACTCGCCGTTCGCGTTGACGGTCACGGCGTTGCCCGCGTAGTCGCGCGAACCCGTGATCGTGATGGCGGGAACGCCAGCCGAGATGATCGGGGTGCCGGGCGCGACGTTGTTGCCGACCGGAACTGCACGACGCTCAGAACGAACGTCCGAGAAAATGACGTTGAGCATGGTTACTTCACCTCTCCGAAGCCACGCAGAGTGTGAGTCACTGCGCCTTCGCCGAGACGACCGGTCTCGTGTGCGGGGTCGTTCTCGACCTGGAGTACGCTCTTCGCCTCGGCCGTGATAGCCTTGGCCGCGTCGATCGAAGCAGTGACATCCTCGCCCCGGTAGGCGCTCTCAGTGAGCGACTTGACCTGGGTGGGGAGCAGGTCGGCAGAAGCCGCCTCCACGGCAGCGAGGGAAACCTTCACGGCCTCCAGCTTGGCCTCAAGTGCGACCTCGACAGCCGCGTCAACGGCCTTCTGGTCCACGTCAGCCTGAGCTTCTGCCTGCTTCGATGCGAGGAGAGCGTCGAACTTCGAGTTCAGTGCTGCGAACTCGTCCTTGACATCCTGTTCCATTTGGAGCAGTCCCTTCGTATCTTCATCTTCCGCTACCGGGGTGGCAGGGGATTCATTCTCCGAGATGGCCTTGGCCGACTCGTAAAGCTTGTTCACCAGGGCGCTGCCAGGGCGGCCCGGGTAGGCGACCATGTCGACGCCGTTTTGCACATCTTCAAGGATAGCAGTAATATGTCCCTGCTCATCCGCCTCGCCCATGAGGTACACGCTCAGGGCGGTGTGCGGAGCCACCTCTTCGACCTTGTCGACCCACGAGGGGAGGACGTTGATGTCGGCAACCAGGCCAACACCCTCCTCGTACCAGGAGTCCGAGTCCAGGGTTGCCCACATGCGGAACGGGTCCGGCTCGCCATTCTCCAGGCGGTTGTGCGTCACGAAGCACTTCGCGCCCTTCTTGAGGGCGTGGGGGCCATCACGCTTGATGATGTCCTCGGACCAGATGCCAGAGGACCCCTTGCCGGGCGTGATGAGGACTGCGCGCCAAAGACCGCGCGTGTCGGACGCAGTGGGTACCGAGGTGTTCTCGGAGAGCAGCTTCTTCATGTTGCTTATCAGTCTAGCAGACGGCCTGTCAAGCCCTGTTACGCAGTGCCCGAATCGCGGTCAGAATCCCTTGCACTATTGGCGTCATCCAGCGAGCCAACGGTCCCCTTCTTGCCCTTGGCGGGGACCTCATTACCAGCGTCGGCGGCGGCGTCTGCGGCGTCCACCAGCCCCGCCTCGATCTGCTCCTTGAGCGTGGCGTACTTGGACCCGGTGAACTCATCCGGCTCAGGGAGGGCGTCCGTGGTCGGCTCGATGTCGGTCAGCTCCAGTGCGCGGTTGCGGACTTCCTGCTGGTTGAGTGCGCCCATGTTGCGGAACAGGCCGAGGGTCTGCGCCTGGCGGTGGATGGGGTCCACGTCGAGGCGCTTGAAGTTGATCGTGATGTCAGCGCCCATGACCCGGAACACCTCAGCGAAGAGGTTCACAAAGTCTTCCTGGCGCGACAGGGCGGCCATCTGCTCGGGGGCGCTCAGCGCGTTCTCCGAGGCGTACGACCCGCCAGGGCCGGGGTCTCCGGTGATGCCGGTGGTCGAGACGTCGAGGGCGGAGGCCACGCGCGCCACGAGGGGGCGGCCCTCGTACAGGTTGATGGATCCGGCGCGAGGGAGCGACTGGATCTCCGTCTCGGGGCCGGTGATCGCGGCCTGGCCAACGCGGTCCTTCTGGAGCTTCGCACCGGCCGACTTGGCGGACGTCTCGGTCTTGCTCTTCACGACGAACGCGATGGCAGAGAGCGCGTGCTGGAGCATCGCGCCGTCCTTCATGTACGTGGCGTAGATGTGCGCGGGCGCGGCTGCGGCGAAGGCGTCCGGGACACCCCAGGTCTCACCGTTGTCGCGGTTGTACCGCTTGTCGATGATGACAGCCTGCTTGTTGACAGGGACCTTCTGTCCCGCATACTCGATGTGGGCGGGGTACCGGGGCTTGGTGGCGTCGTAGGCCGCCGTGGGGACCCACTCCATCTGCGCCTCGGGCTGCGCGTCCTTGACCAGGTTGTTCAGTCGAGTCCAGGTGCGCAGGTAGTACTTGATCTGCGTGGGGTCGTTGTCGTAGGAGATGTAGTTCTCGATGTTGATATCGACCGCCAGGCGCTGCCAGGACTTCTCCGTGCGGTCGTACATGAGGAACAGGTTGCCCGCGGTGAAGATGATCCGGTTGATCTCCTTCATGGCCGTCACGGAGAAGAGGACCTCCCGGTTGCGAGGGTCGTCCATGATCGCCTGGAAACGCGGCTGGATCTTGGCCTTGGTCGTCGACTCGAAGGAGCACCCGCGGCCGAACACGTGGTTGTTCTTGAGGCGGAGGCCCTTGCCGAGCAGGTCGCCGAGGATCTTGGTCTGCTTCTCCAGGTACTTCGTGGTCTTCTTGACGTCATCGAGCGTGAACCCCTTGACGGCCGTGTCGGCAGCGCCGAAGAGGTTCAGCCACCCCTCGTCCTCGAAGCGGAGGAGGTCCTGGACAACGTTGGCGAACGACTCGCGCAGAACCTCAACCTCGTACGCGGATCCCGCGACCTCTCGAAGCTGGCGCTGCATCTCGTCTCGGCGCTCACGGATGCGCACTGCGTTACGTTCACTCATGGTTTCAAGTATATCTCACCCCGTTTCGGGTGAGATTTACCCCCAGAATGAGTTGCGATCCGAGAAGATCCCGTAGCCGCCCGTCATGCTCGTGTAGTCGTAGTCGAAGACGGTTCCTGCGGGCAGGAATTCGCCCAGATCGATCCACTGGCTGGCGTAGTTCGCGGCGTC